CACATTCTTAATGATGTAAGTATAGGATCTACTATGGATCATTTCCATAAACTCCCATACAGTCATGCATGCTTCCAACTCAGGAAGAGAACAGTATGGAATGAATGCCATACCAGGACCACGACCTTGTACAGAGTCAAGCATGATCTGATACTTCAAGTTAGAAGTAAAGATATGCTTCTGCTCAGGAGTCAGAGTTTGATAGTCGGAACGATCTTTTTGTAGGGAAACCTCTTCGGGTCTCCAGAAATATCCAAGTTGTTGTTGAGTGAGTTTATCAAACACTGGATACTTATATTCATCATATCTTTGAACACCAAGAGGTTGTCCAAAGAACATAGGTTGCTTCTTTGTGTTTACTTTGTTCTTGTTAAATACGGTCATTCCTTTTCCTTCAAACTTTGCAAGAGTCACAGTCTTCTTCCTCCGAGGTGAGTATTTCGTTAATCAAATTGTCAACATTACTAGAGGGTTCGTCACCATCTTTTTTAGCGTCGTAGGTGTTCTGGTAATACGACGTCTTCCAACCATACTTGTATGTGTTAAGAAGATCTTGTGCCATTACGGTCACAGGTACTTCATTATCTGGATAGTTCTCTGGGTTGTAAGACCAGTTACCAGAGATCGCCTGATCAAAGAACTTCTGCATTACAGCAGTAACTTTGATGTAACCGTCATTATTATGCATGTCCCATAACAATGTGTAGTTACTCTTCAGTGTAGTATATGATGGAACAATTTGCTTAAGGGGTCCTTTCTTCGACTTCTTAACGGACAAGTAGTCGCGAGGAGGTTCGATTCCATTGGTTGCGTTTGACACAACGGAACTGCTCTCCGAAGGCATTTGTGCGGACAAAGTGCTGTGCCTGAGTCCATACTCCTTGATCCTACCTCTGAGATACTCCCAATCACATGAAAGGTCATTCGGTACTATTTCATCTACGTCACTCTTATATGTATCAATCGGAAGAATGCCATCAGCATACTTTGTTTTACCAAAATAACCGCAAGGACCCTTCTCCATGGCGAGGCGATTTGACGTCGTTAGAAGGGCATACTGGAACCTCTCAGTGAGTTTATGAACGAGGTCGAATGCCTTCTGTGAATCATACTTTGCACCGTTCTTAGCAAGGTAATGTGCCAGACCAATATAACCGATTCCTAATGATCTTCGGTTAAGCGTACTTTGCTTTGCAGCAGCAACAGGATAGTTCTGATAATCAATCAGAGCATCAAGACCACGCACTGCAAGTTCGCATAACTCATCAAGTTCATCCAACTTTGTTAGTTTACCTACGTTGACAGCAGAGAGAATGCATAGAGCAATCTCACCATTGCCATCAATGTGTTGGATAGGATCTGTAGGAAGAGTAATCTCTTGGCAGAGGTTACTCATGTTTACCTTATCTTTGAAGGAGGAGTGTGAGTTACAGTGATCAATATTCATCAGATAGATACGACCTGTCTCTGCTCTCTCCTTCAGTAAATCCATGAAGAGTTTTTGTGCTCCAATGGTAGTTCTTGGAATTGATAGATCTTGCTCGTATGTAACGTATAGATCGTCAAATGCATCAGTGCCAAAAGCGTCATACAGACCTGGAACGTCGTGCGGTGAAAAGAGCGTGATTTCTTTATTTGAGCAGAATCTCTCATAGAATAGTTTTGATAGTTGAATACTATAATCTAACTTCCTTACACGGTTGTCTTCCGTGCCTTTGTTGTTTTTGAGGACGATGATGTCTTCGATTTCTTGGTGCCAAATGGGAAAATGGACTGTCGCTGATCCACCTCGGATGCCATTTTGAGTGCAGCATCGGACAGTTGCCTCAAACTTTTTGAGAAAAGGGACGACCCCTGTGTGTTGTACTTCTCCGCTACGGATTTTAGAGTTGATGCCCCTGATTCTACCTGCGTTAATACCGATGCCCGCCCTTTGTGCAACATACTTACCAATAGCCATGTCACTGCTAAAAATGCTATCGAGGGTGTCATCAACATCAACAAGAACACATGAGGCAAATTGTCTGATGGGGGTTCTGACTCCTGCCATGATTGGCGTCGGGATGTTGAGTTTGTGTTTTGAGATTGCGTCATAATACTTTTTGACGTATTCAAGTCTATAAAACTTGTCGTCAGATTGGAATAGTGTCGCTGCTACCATCATGTACATAAACTGGGGTGTTTCATACACCGCACCAGTCGAGCGACATTGTACAAGATATTTATCTGAGACTTGTCGGATACCTGCATAGGTAAACAAGTAGTCTCTGTCATGGTCTAGATAACCATCGAGAATATTAAATTCTTCTTCTGTGTATCTATCAAGAATGCTTTCATCATAGACACCTTGTTCGATACACTTCAATACATGCGTATAAAGATGAGGGCGACGGTCTGGATGCTCTCCATAGACCTGCTTCCTGAGACTGAATAGCAGCAGTCTTGCTGCCACATACTGATAGTTAGGTGCATCAAGATCAATTAGATCATTTGCTGACCTGATAAGAATCTCTTGGATGTCAGAAGTTTTAATGCCATCAAATAGTTGAAGATTCGCATTCATTTCGACTGCCGACTCTGATACACCTGCAAGTCCATTGCATGCAAGTTCTACCATCTTGTGAATCTTATCAAGATTGAGAGGTGTTTTAGTACCATCTCGTTTGATAACATTAATTTCTGTTGGTGTCATACCTTTTTCCATTCACTGAGTTTAACGTGTGCTTCAAGTCCACTGTAAGTGTTAAATTCTACCAGAGATTGAACGTCTTGTCCACTGATTACCATATCATTAAGGTCTTTTTCACCTAAATGTGTTGGCCAGATAACAATCTCGTATCCTCTATCAATCGCATTTGACATACGTTTGATAATCTCTGGGTTTCTTTGTTCATTATCAAAGACGAATACTGCTTCCCTATCTTTCAATAGTTTCCAGTCAATATCTGCTCCTGCCATAGCAATAGCATTGTCGATAAACAGACTATCTATCGGTCCTTCTGTGATGTAAACAGTTTTATTAAAATCTACTCGATCTAAACCATAGACTTTGGTTCTGTTGTCATCAAGCATGACCGTGATATACCTAAGTTTATCTTTAGGATTTAGCGACCGTCCTTGAAAACCGAACCATTCTCCCTGCGTGTCAATGAAAGGTATAATAACTCTGGGGTGATCTTTATTGACATCGGTAAATGTAGGTTTTTGGGTGTTAACCCATGTACAGAAGGACTCTGCATAGTATAAGTCAGAGAAGTATTTCTCTGGTATACCACGACCTAATAAGTATCCTTTTGCAGGGTGCTCATTATTTAGATCGGCAATAGACTCTAGGTTTCCTTTTTTCTTGAACTTAGGTTTTTTAGTTTCAAACTTGGGTGAGGCAACATTTCTACCCTTTCCAGTCAGTCCACTTTTGTACCTCTCCATGACATATTCATCATAGAGATCGTTCGCTTGATCCTTCAAAAAATTGCCAAAGGACCTGCCTACACCACAGTTGTGGCACTTGTAGACAAGTCCTGAGTTCTTGGTAAAGAAGTACCCTCTTGCCTTGTTGAGATGCTTCTGTGAGTCACCACAATAAGGACAACGGAAGTTGTAAGTACCGTCCTTCACCTTCTTAAATTTGTCAAGTCTCGCTGAACAAAGAGCAGCGAAATGATAATCAATCACCTAGAAGGTTTCTATCGCTTTTCTATGCTACTACTGTTTCCTTGATTTGTCAACCCTGATGTCGAATTGATGAATGCTTGTCCGATTGGACTAACGAGGAAAGATATAATACTAAGAGCACCAAAGATAGACCACATTTTCTTTTCCATGAGTCTAAGACGCTCATCGACTTTTCTGATGTCACGTTCGCACCCCTTTTTGATTGCGTTTGTTTCACGATTGAGATCGGTGTGTAACCTGTCGATTTTCTCGAACAGGATCCCATCTACCTCACCTTGCTTATCAAGTTTTTCATTATGAACAGCAAGAAGTTGACCCATCTTCACAGAGTTTTCTTGAAGAGAGTCAACTACTTTTTCTAATCTTTCTAGTATTGCTGAGTTAATGTCTGACATTACGTTTTCGTTGCGTCTTGTTCTGCACCCGCCCTTGCTTGTTTCTTAAGTTGTGCTGTTTTCATTTGAAGTTGCTTTGCCATCTCTTGCTTCTTCATCTGCACCTTCTTCTTCTCGATAGCAATCTTCATCATTGCTTGTTTCTGTTTCATCTGTGCTTCAGCATTTTCTTGCACAGTTTCCTCAGAAACATTCTTCATTGCTTTCATTCTTCTATCCATAAAGAACTTCGCTGCATTAGCAGGAAGGATTCTTTCGATACTAATGTCATTCCTATACTGAGGCATGATCATTAGTCTGAGTTTCATCTTGAGTTCAGCAGGACTATTAGCAAAGATAATAGTGTCACCGATCCCAGGAACATTTACTTTGTATTGAAATAGTCTTGACGGTGTAGTCGGATTCTCTTTAGATTCTTTCTGTACCTTCTTCTTTCTTTTCTGAACTTTCTTCTTAAAATTTAAGACTGGATCGTAACCCGCATTAGGACCTGTTGCAGCAGCACTGCCACTGAAACCTCCTGTTCCTGCTGTCATCATTTCTTCGTTCATTAGATTTTGTCCAGTTCTTCTTTGAGTACGGGATCTACGTCAAGACTTGTCATCATCCCTACAGGATATTTATTCAAGTAAAGTAGTAGAGTCTTCAACATACACCAGTATTCCCTTTCAAATTTGAAAAATAGTAAGGGTGTTGCTGCATCGCCAAACACATTATAAAGTATGATGAGGTGATTCAAGATAAGGGGGATCCTTAATTGACCCCCTCTCAAGTATCTTTTCAACAAACGTTTCAAGTATTTGAATCGCTTTATATCTTCATCGAAATCCTCTTTGGTTACACATTGAGGATTTTCATAATGTTTGATGGCGAACAGAATGTAGTTAGACTCATTCAGTTCGTCAAACTTCATAGACTATTAACTGCCGAATGTTAAGGTTGCTACTGCGGAGATAACTTCTGGAGCACCATTGTTGGAGTTAACTTTAACTCTGTACTGGTTACCATCATTTGCTGCAGTCTGTCCTGTAAGTGCAAGGTTTGTACTAGTTGCACCAGACACGTTAGAGAATCTACCTGAGGAGGTAAGTCTCTTCTGCCATTGGAAGGTTGCTGTACCACTGTTGGTTACAGATGCTACCACTGCGAATGTTGCTGCACCACTTGAAGTTGTCTTATCAGTGTTGTTTGTAGACAAGGTGATAGTGTTCGCTGCGTCTGCTGCGATTGTGTCATCACTCAGTGTCTCATCAGCGTTTGCTTCTGGGTTAGTTAAGAACATTAAATGCTCTGATCTATGGCGAGTTGCACCAGACACATCAGTGTAGGTGTGGTATGCCCACCAACCAGGTGAAGTCAAACCACGACCAATGTTCGCAGGTAGACCGCACTCAGTTTCGTCAACAAAGACGATAGTTTTTGTAACTGACCCACCGCTGTTACCAATGGTACGACCGACAGCGGTCTGGTTAGCAGTGGAGTCAACTCTTCCGTATAAAGACATTGTTTCTCCAGTGTGTGAAATACTTTCTATTCTTTATTTATGCGAGTATCAATCTCTGGCAACAAGTGCTTCTTTGACTTTCTCGAATAACTTATCATCAGCGTCAGTTTTAGTCAACTTGACTGCCTTACCAACGATCAAAAGACAGATCTCGATGAGTTTTTCACCAAGTTCTTCGTCATCAGGAATCTTTGCGATTGCTGAATCGATTACCTTATAGGCGAGAGGGAGTAAAAATCCTACCATGGTTCATTATTATGTAAACTACAATATATAGGCTATCAATCGTAGTTCTTTTTACCACCCTTCATGTAACCAGATCCTTTTTTGTCATAGAATCTGACACCTTTCTCTCTAGTATCTTTGTAGAGTTTCTCTTTTGCTTTCTTTGCGTTTGCCATGACCTCCTTGTAACCTTTACCATACTTCATTCGAGCGTCACGTTCTTTATGTTCCTTTTCTTTTTTTAGATGTGCTAATTCTTCGGTTTGCATAAGCATACCATCCTTTCCTACTTTCATACCTTTAGGTATGGGTTTACACTTCTTGTCATCGAAGCAATAATACTGACCTTCGGGGCAGTTCAAGTTCCTAGACCCCTGCCCTTGTCATAGTTATCTTTACCACCATAGCGTGCCATGGTGTCAACGTAGTTCTGAGTTGATTTGAAACCTCGTTTCTTGGCATCTGCTGCAGTTTGCTTCTTAGCATCTGCTGCTTTCTTATACTTGCCAGTGCCACGTTCGTCTTTCTGACCCTTGACCTTCTTCTGTTGTCTGCTGCCACTAGACATGATAGCACCCTTACCATACTGTTTGGTAATCGATGCCCTTACAAGATCCAGAGCAGATGGTTTACCATCTTTAGGTTTCGGTGCAGGTTTTCTAGTCCCGCCTTTGTCGTATCCCTTTTCTTTCTTCAGTCTGGTTGCTTCGTTAAAGTCGGAGAATCTAACGAGGGAAGTTTCTTGATTGCGCTCTTCTTGATTGCTTTCTTCTGAAACTTCTTGATGACTGTCATAAGCGGTTTGGTTAGTAAGTGTTTTATTTAGGGGTTCGACTGATTCTACTTTAGCAGTGTCAGGTCCATCGTGAACCTCCTCGCCTTTGCGTTTTGCTTCGCAAATTTTGCAGTCACAATCATCACCATGATTCATGTCCTTCTTGCGAGGTGCTTCTAAAAGTTCATCCTTTTTAGGATTCACCTTTACTTCAGTTTTCTTTTTTTCGGTTAGTGCTTTGAAACTTAACATAGATCACATACCCTGTTTACGCATGAACTCTTTGAATGCAGGAGAATTGATGCCTGTCTTAGGATCATCCATTCTCTTCTGTCTAGCACTTCTCTTGTCACTCTTCTCTTGATCCCTCTCGTACTTCTCAGGATTTCTCATTGCACGATAGTTCTCTTCAATAACCTTTTCGATCTCGAAGATTTCAAACAGACCTGACTCATAGAGATGAGAGATAGTTTCGTAGTCTTCACCAAGTCTCTTAGCAAGTTTGTCACTACCTTTAGATACCAATCTAGAAGTCTTACCAACTGCTTTCTTGAGACCCTTCTTAAGAAGTCTACCTACAGACTTGAGTGCACCACCAACTGCCTTTCTAGTTTGACCACCGCTGCTATCGCTGCTGCTGTCACTAGAAGAACTGCTACCACCAGAGGAACTACCGCTAGAGGAACTACCACTGCTACTAGAAGAACTACCAGAGTCGGACTTCTTGCCTCTGACATCAGAGATAAGTTTGTCTAACTTACCACCAGTCTTATCACCATCTCCACTAGAAGATGATTTTGGTTTGTCATCAGAACGAGACAATGCTGCTCTCTTCTGCTTGATTCTTGCTGCTTGGAATTCACCAACTGCCTTACCTGCATTCTTTGAAACAGACTTACCTGCTGCTTTGATGCCTTTCTTAACGACAGGTGCTGCCTTCTCTACACCTTTCTTGAGCATACTACCTGCTTTCTTAGCAGCACTCTTTACTCTATCCATCTTAGAAGGACCTGCAGGTGCTTCTTTCTTCTTAGGTGCTCCAGTTGCGATATGATCGAAACCTTCTTTCGCCATTCTTGCTTCACGCTTTGCCTTTGCCTTAGCGAGAAGACGATCCTTTGCTTCAGATGCATCCTTGTTAGGACCATCATATGCCATAGCACCCTTCTGCATACGAGGTGCTGCTTCATCAAGTTCGATCTCTTCTAATGCTTCACAGATCTCTAGAAGATCTTGCTCGTCTTCTGCTAATTCACAGATAGACTCAAGCATGAAATCTACAAGTTCCTCATCAGTTACCTGATCAAACTCTTCAAAGTTCTCATACAGTTCAAATAATTCTTCGTCAGAGAAAGCAAATGCTTCTTTCTTCAGATTTGCCTTACGGTATTGAAGATCGGCACGAGTGCCTTTGTCCATCTTACCTTGGGACTTAGGTTTGGTCTTGCCACCTACATCAGGTTGCATACCAGGGTTTGCTGCCTTGACTCTGCGACCATGGGTGTATTCAGCACCACTCATCTTGGAGTCACCAGACACCATCTTACCACCAGAGGAGCGTGAGTCAGCATACTCTTTGTCAGACTGACCATGCTTACCCTTGTAACCCTCTTCTACTTCAACTTCTTCTGACTTGTAAAGTGCACTTGCTTCCTTATGCTTACCTGCATTGGTCAGTGCCTTGACCTTATCCATCTTCTCTTTCTTCGCCTTCTGCATAGCAGTAGGTTTACCTTCTCTGTAATACTTACCAGTACCTGCAGCAGCAGATGCTTTCTTAGGTTCTTCTTTCTTACCACCACCATAGACTGCCTCTTCTACAGAAGCGGGTGTACCAGGTGCTTCATCTTCATGGGGAACTACATTTCCCTCAGCATCCTTCTGATGGTGTTCGTTCTTAAGTTTATTTCCAATGACTTTTCTGCGGTTAGCAAGATAAGAGTCGCTGCTATCTTTCTTACCGTCATTATTAATGTCACCGTCCTCTTTCCCAACTGGGTCGAGTTTCTTCTTTGTCTTCTCCATTACCTGCTTATAGGCAGAAGACATATCAGGTAGTTCGTTCAGATTCATTTTACTTGGTAACCTTATCCTTTTTATTTATCTTGTTAATAAACTCACCTGGGGTAAGTTTACGCATATAGTTAGCGAGTTTGTCCGTTCCCATTTCACCTGCGGGGGTAAAATTAAAGAATTTGATATCATTTACCTCTACTAAGTCCTTCAACCAAGTGCGAAATAGATGATCAGACTCATCAATACTGATGACGTAATTGCTACCGCAACTAACAATCTTGCTAACGATCCCTGTGTTAAGGTTTTCAACGAAGGTTCCCTCTTTGAATATCTCGCCTTCAAAGTATGCTTCCCTCAGTCCTTGAGGGTCTAACTTTGGAGCGTACTCAAATATTTTATAACAACAATCGCCAAAATCTTGGTCTTCTTCAACCTTCATTGCAGTTCTTAACGTTCCGTAAAGTGACTGTAAGTCTTGGTCTTTGATACCTTTGGGAATACCAGACTTGAATGAATCAAAGTCACCCTGTACTGCTGCCTTTCTAAGTTTAGATGCAGACATACCTGATACACCTTCACCATCTGGGTCACGATCACCTGCTGAGGTTACTCGGATCTCTTCAAAGTTATAAAGTTCACCGTTATACTTGTTTGCTAACGAGTTGAACTCAGAAACCCTGTCACCACCCACCACAATATTAACGCTACTATACCCGTCAGCATCGAGTCCCCCAAGAACATCAAAGATAGTACGCATATCAGCATTATCGATGATTGAATTACTATGATCGGGATATGCCATCCGCATATATTTAATTTTCGTACCCGCGTCAAGGGGGTTCTTCGTAGGATCCTCCGTCCTTGAGGGGTATACTCTATATGTTCCTCCACTTGCCTTTGCCTCTCTAGCAACTTTGTCTAGAAGTTTCTCGTGGCCAATAGTTGGTGGATTAAATCTTCCAAATGTAATAGATATTGCACCTTGATCGACCGCACCCTCGCCATCTGCAGTTTCTTCTCCTCCTGCTGATTGTTGGGGTCCTGGGTCATTTCCTTTTGTAATTTTTACTAGTTTACCGTCCTTCGACATATGGGTGACGTTGCCTGATGCGTCTGCATATCGTCCATACCCTATGTGTGACAGTTTCAGTTTCTCTGCTTCTTTCGCAGCAAAAGATCTCTCTGCTTCAGATAGGAAAGCACTAAACTTTTTCATTCGTCCAATTTTTTCTAAGGTTAAAGTTTGCTTTACTAAATGTCATTCGGTCTACAAGTTTCACAGGGACTTCGTTTTGTGTGACGAATCCTTCGTGAGCAGTTGGTTCACCATTCAGATACGGTGTAACAGTACCACTTACTCTTATGTTACTCATGAGTGACTGTTTCAGTTGGAAGATTTGATCCCACACTCTAAAGGTGTAGATATTCACTTCTTGTTTATATTTATCAGGTAACACATTGTACATCTTTGCGGAAGGTGGTGCCATCTCCAATCTGATCCATAGATTGATGTGCTTGAAGATCACATCACGAGTCTTTTTATCCTTAGGAATCTTTGCCCTGACTAGGTTCTTCATGAACTTGAACCAGTTGAAGTTGACCTTACCCTCTATACGAGCACTTGCTTCGTTGATGCCTAGCATAAAGCAATCAGACTCACCACAAAGATTAACACCAAAACGAGGAGTGGCAGTTGGAGAAACAACGTCATAACCAGTATGAGGGGCAACGATAATATTACCAGGGGTTTCGGTAGCAAAGCGATACTCAATAGTATTAGGAGTATAGGTACGACCCCCAGATACCCCAATATAGTCACCTTGGACAATACCACCAATCCTAGGAAGGTGACGAAAGCATAGGCGAAGTATGTTCGCCACTTCTCCTTTGTAATACGCATCAATGTCCTCGTATGAATAACAGATTTTGACCTTGACCTTGTTGAATACAGACTTTGTACCAACAAAGAACTTACCATTCTCAGGGTTTGTACTAAACACAATGGCAGGAGCACCATCCCACTTGACACCAAGTGGCATATGATTGTGCAGCAAGGCATTGACAGTCCTCAGAGCAGCACGACGACCATACATGATCATGTCTTCTGGATGCTCAAGGTGTTTGTTAGGCATAGGTCTCTTTCGGTACCCTTATTATAGCACCGTTAGACCCTCTGTGTAGAGGGTATGTGCCAGTTTGCCAACTGTCTACTGTAACTTCCAATAGACTGATGACTTGTCTGACTGTGAAGATGCATAGAGATAAATTTCCTTCATGATCTGGTCCTTTTTCTTATGCTTAGACAACCAGTCCAGTAATCTTAGACCTGATAATTTAGAATACTTCCATGGTTGAGGGGCATCTGTAATATAATCCATTGCAGTTTCTTCATTAAAACCCTTTGCATCATACTTCTTTAAGAGATCAAAGATTTCTTTATCATACTCATTACCTTTACAATTATTCCACTCTGCCTCCTCAGGAACAGGACCATTTCCAATGATATCAGATATCAAATCTCTCAATACTTGTCCCTGTATCTTACCCTGAGCAGCAGATTTACCTTTGAGTTCTAACTTCCAATCACCTTTAGATGCACCACCAAAATTTCTTGCTTGAAACTTTTCAAATGTGCCTTCTCCATAGTAAAGATAAACATCCATCGGATGATTATCACTTCTTCTACCATTGTCAAATGTTAGATCATACTTAGCAAACTTTGCCTTCTCATTCTTTCTTCTTGTCATGGCATCTTCACCATTCTTGAGTGTCATCTTAGGTGAACCTTCAATCTTTTTCAAAGAGATACCAACTAACTGATTATCTGCCCTTAGTTGTTGAAGAGCATTGTTCAAGCAATCGATAGTAACTTCTTTATCAAGATGTTGTTTTACTTTTCTCACATCTTTTACCATCCAAATATCAGCAGGATTCCATTTGTCTTCTGAGGACAGTCTAGTTTGTTTCTTTACTCTGTTAAAAGCATCCTTGACTGCACCATCATCGATCATGGCATCACCTCTTACAAACTTCCATCCAGTTCCACCAATCTTTTTATAAATTTCATTTGCACCTGCCCAAGAAGATTCTTTCCACTCCTTTGACATGTCCATAATTTCTTCGATTTTAACACCTGGGGCATCAGTGTGTCTCATACCACATTTAAAATCATCAATAGTAAAGTTCTTTACATCACCACAGTAATATCTCATAGCAGCATACACACATTGTGCTGTTTCTTGAATCTTAGTTGCTGCTGCACCACCACCAGAACCCTTACTGTTCTCTGGTTTGATTGAGATTCTTATAAACTGATTCTTTTGCTTTGGAATAGGAACATTGATCTCATTTGATTTCTCTTCTATAGCATATCCTTTCTTCTTCAAAGCACCCATAATATCTTGAGTTGCTTTTGCTCTCTTTACTTGAGGAACTAAAATCTTGAGTGCAATCTGCACTTTCTTTTTTGAATCTTTCTGTTCTACTTTAGTTACATCAAAGAGATAGTAAGAATAATCATCCCCACCCAATGCGTCCATGACATCTTCAAATGCTTTTTTATTCTGGGACGGGATTTTTACTGCCATTACTCGTTAGATCTCCAAGTCTTTCTCATCTCCTGATATTTAGGATCGTATGCTGCTTTATCTCTCATTTGCTTAAACACTTTAGCAGACCTTGCTTTTTCACAGTGTAATGCATCTGGCGATTGGGGTCTAACGGAACCATCTTCAGCGTACTTTTTTCCACTAGAATGATTTGCATACCTACGGGCGCGAGTAAATCCCATCTCAAGAAATTTTCTCGCCATATCCATTCCAATGAAGTCTTGTTTGTTTTTATAGTCAACAAACATGGAGTAAATCTTATAAGCAGATTGGCGAGCAATAGACTCATTTACAAATCGCCAATGAGCGCATATATCGTTAGTGTAAGGGCGTACCAGTAGCACTCCTTGTTCTCCCCTTCCAATGCGATAAAGTTTGCGGTTCTCTTCAAGTGAAAAATCAAGTTGTTTGTAATCGAGGTCATAGTCAAATTCTTTCATGATGTGAGATAGTTCATCCAAACTGGTTTACGAGATGGGTCGCGAAGATAGTTTGTTGGTGCCCATGGTTTGCTAGAGATATACAACTTATATGCAGTTATCGTATCAATCTTATCATCATACTTCCATTTCTCTGGCATTGCACGAGTAAAATCTTCTACTTGTTTCCAGATGATAATTGCTTCTTTAGTAAACCTGTGAAATGTTTTCTTTGCCTCAAACAATGTGTGTGCACAACCATGTTCTTTGCCATATCGATGAGTGTATTCAGTCGATAAAGCACAACCATGTTGAATCAACCATGCACAGTTGGCAAGAGATTTACCTGCCCATTGTGTACAAGGATGATTACGAAATGCACCATGCTTTGTTTTGTATGGTGTGCCATCAATCTTCTTTACTAGGTCATCGCCCCAGTCGAAGTACCAATGTGAGTAAATTATAGAAAGCATTTGACAAGTTTCAAGTGGCATCTTGACCACATGCTTGTCTGGTAAAGATTGTGCCGAGATCTTAGGATCACGGTCAGTCACGAAGATGTTCATAATGTGGTGGTGTGTAATGATCGTTCCAGTGTCTGATGTTACCTGCAACAATAAAACAGTTGGTGACTATAAGTTGGAGAAAGATGAGTGTACGAATGATGGCAATGAAGTCTGCTTCATTATCAGATTTACCTGATTTGTCTCCGAGTGCTTTTGCCCAGATTCGCCATAACTTTTTCAACCTTTAGTCTCCTCTACATGGTATTCTATCTCAACGATCTTGCTTTGCCTACCCATGCTGTTACACTTTGTCTTCTGGCACATAGTACCACCAAGTGACTTGGCGATATAGTCCAGTTCTTCTAGACACTTGCGTTCGAGATCCTCATAGGGATCATAGTACCTGTCAACTTTCATTTACCACTGTTTAGGATGTGTTACTACATCGCCATGGTCAATATCAACATGACCTTCAACGATCTTTACTTTATATACGATCTGAGATTGCTTCTTTGCAAACTTAAGATCGATCCATTTCTTAGTCCAGTACAACGCAAAAAGACAGATGCAAAATGGAACTGCATCTGCCCATGAAATATTGTTCCAGGCGTCTACTGGGTTGATTGCGAATAAAATCATGTTTGCCAATAATAATGATAGAAGTTTCCTCTATTATCGCACATTGGGTCTTGAGATGCAACCCTGTATCTTAACATACTTTGACCTTTGAAGTCTGTTCTGTCTCCGATAATGCTATATGCTTTGAGAAGTTTTTGTTTTCCTGCTTCTGATTGCAGTTCACTCACTAGTTTTTGATCTGCTGATGGTCTCCATCTAGTGAAACCTTCATACTGACCTGGAGCGTATACAACGTCAGCAACAGTATTAGGATACTTAGGTGACCTGACACGATTAAGAACAGATACTGCTACACAATATCCATCAAAACTATTCTTGTAAGTTTCAACTTGAATCGTCCTTGCAAGATGATCGTAGTCAACTGGCGTGAGTGCTAGGATAGTTTCTAAAATCATGCGTTGTCTCCTGTCAGGTTTTTGAATTCGCCTTTTTCGTAATCAAAATTAGGATGAGGTGCAGATGGTTTCCATGGTTTCTTAGACCTGTTATGAATTACAATGA